CCCACTGCGTCGCTGCGTTACCGGCGAAGGCGTGAGGGTCGTCGAGCAGGCACTCGCGAGCCAGTTTGCGCATGAGTCCCTTCGATGCCGCTGCGAGCTTGCCTGTCGGTGTTATGATGCCAGCCGCTTGTGATGCGGTGAGCTTGCCCTTCCGAGCGTTGAGCCATTCCTCGGTTCCTTGCTCAAGGTTGACGATGTGGTAATGGTTCACGCTTCGCCTCCTTCCTGTGCAGGCTCCATCTCTATCGCTGGCACCATAGCTGCGAACGGGTTGATTGCCTCGGCACGAACTGTCGGTGTGACGTTGCGAGCCTGTACGAACTCACGATCTTCGTCGGTGCGAATCGCCTCTTGAATCTCAGGTGAGAGCGGGAGCCATTTCGACGCGCGACGAAACACTGTCTTTTTCGCCATCTCGTCGAAGTCGGAGATCCACGGTCCAGAGTTGCCAGCACGTGAGCGCTTGCGAATGCCTTCGACCTCGTCACGAGTCATGACCTCACACTTTTCTGACCCGTCCTTGAATGTCACGATGACATAAAATGCGTATGCGTTACCGCGAGGCGCTTTGTAGTCAACGACATGCTGTTCGATCTTGCCGCGGTTGACTACGAACTGATCTTGTTCGCAGACCTTGTCGGCATGGATGCTCGTCACGGTGCCGCTGCGCATGACCAGCTCGGCGATTCCCTTATAGTCGAGAATGAGCGTGCATTCTTTTCCGTAGGGGATCAAGTGAGCGCGGCGACCGTCTGGCTCGATGCCGAGCGCGCTGAGATCCAGCAGGCAACGCATGAAGCTTTCCGGTGTGCAGTCCTGCAGCTTCGGCGTGCGTGTTAGCGCAGTGATAGCGACCCGTGCGAAGCGATCAACGCTCAGGTGCTTTGGTAGAGCCAGAGCGAACTGGTTCTTGACGTTCTCCTCGGTTAGCAGACCTTTGAGAGTCCGTGGCTTATTGGCGATTTGTGTATTTTCTGTTGTCATGGTAGTTTGGTTTGGTTGGTTAGAATGCGAATGCGTAGAAAAGTGCTGCAATGCCGAAGCCGGTTGCGACTCCGAATGCGTAGAGGGCGATGATGCCTAAAATTGGTGGGTTATCGTTCATAGGTCTAAAAAGGCACGTCATCAAAATCATCATCGGTAGTATTAGCCGCTTGCCGTGGCGCTGCGCTAGGTGCCGAGCTGCTGCCGAACTCCAGAGTCTTACCATTGCCGATGTAGATCTTTGTAGCCTTAGCCTGTCGTTCTTCCTTCGTTTGTTGCAGCGCGATATTGTGAGTGTTTTTGTAATCGTCGATCTCTCTGCGCTCGGTGAGGTCGCAGTTTAGGTATGCTCCCTTTTCCCCGATATAGACCGCAGGGTGAGGGATGGCAACATGCAAGCTTCCGTCCTTCGCTGTGAATTTGCGTGCGCCTGGTATCTTCAAGAGATCAATTTTTAGTGGGTGTATTATGCTCATTTTGTTAGTCTTGGTTTTGTTTCGATTTTGAGTTCGCCGGTCAGAACGCGGTCAATGCCTGAGAAGATCAGAGCCTTGGCAACGCTTGCCGGTTTTGTGTTTGCACGCTTGGCAGCAGCGCGTAGCTGTGCAAGCCCATCTTTGCCCAGCGCGATAGTGACCGCGCCTCGTTTGTTTGTTGGTATCATGTGACGCGCAAAGAATAGTCGATTCCCTTGTAAATTGTAAAGCACAAATTGCAATTATTTTCACTTTGTCGATTTTCCTTTATTCTACAAGGGTTGCAGCGCGGGAAATCTGAAATTCCCGTGCGGGAAATCCGCGGGAAATCCTATGCAAACCCTATGCAAACCCTATGTTGCCATACGTCTGCCATACGTCCGATTTACGTCCGATGATACCGGTCATGCTCGATATCTGAGCTTGAATTTACCCGATTCTCTGGTATTATTCTCGCGAACTTGCGAAACGCAGCATTGCGCGTAGTAAGTGGGATTCCCGCCCCGACTGAAAGTTGACTTCATGCCATTGCGTAAGCTAGGTCGGGCGCGGGTTTCCATTCTCAGCAGATCCACCATGCCTCTCAACGATGCACACTTGGTGGATATTTTTTCACAAAACTGATAGAAAAAAACCCCGCCAGTGGGTGCTGACGAGGTTGAATGGCTAAGTCTGGTTCGCTTCGCAAGAGTCGCGCAACTAGCACTGTCACGGGAAAATCTAGCACTATCGGGCGCGGAGTCAAGGCATAATCACGCTTTGCTAGTAGCGTCCGAGTAAGCATTGCACTGCTTGCCGTTGAGCTTGATTTTTCGACTCTTCAATTTGCCAAGTTTGACCAGCTTTTTCAGCTCCCACCGGCTGGAGTCATAGGTGGTATATAGCCCAAGCTTTTTCAATTTTTCGATGTATTGTTCAGTCGTGAATTCGTCATCGCGGAGCTTCGGCATGACTAGATCAGCCATCTGCATCATGAGCTTTTCTGCATTGCCTATTTTTTTCATATTACTCGGCTGTATAAACTCTTGAGTGAACGATTGGCAGCTCGGTCTTGTCCTGATTCCGAGCGTCGAAAATGATCGCACTTGGCTGCGGGATAGCGTCTGGGACGACTTTGAACCCATAGCGAGTCAGCCCCTGCCATGCACCGGTGATTGCGCTGATCTGATTGCCGTCCTGCCAGATCCCATGTCGATGACGGTGAGCGCGGATCATCACGTCTGGCACTCGCTTCTTGGCTCGCGCTCGTGCGTGGGTCAAGTTGCCGAGCATGATGCTGTGAGCCGATGCCTCCAGGTATGTCCGAGCGGTCGCTGAGATGTGATGCGCGAAGTTGTAGAGCTTGCCGTTCATCTCCAGATCCAGAACGTCCCATGCGTGCTGACCATTGGATTTGTTTTTGCTCGCCCCGAGTGCGCGACCGACTGCGATCTCTTGGTTGAGCGTATGCGATTCCGTGCCTTTGATGATGTGGATCGTTGACGAGCGTTCCATGAGTTCGCCGAGGATCTGCTTCACTGCCGTAACTTGGTCGCCGAGATCGGGTGTCATGACCTGAAGCGTTTTGTGGTGGATCCCGTCCACGATATCGCCGTTGATGACAATGTCGTAGGGTTGCCCATCGGTGACTTTTGCCGCCCATGCGTTCATGTCGATCCAACATCTCCAAAGCCATTTTTGGAAATGATTCTGCCCTATCGGGTTGCCTTCGTTGCTGACAAAATCCGCAGGCCACAAGCCCACGGTGCTTCCGACATGGAGGTCGCTGAGAACCAGAATGAGCCTGTTTGTAGTTTTCATAGTTATACGGTAAAAGTGATCCAATCGCGAACGTCCTTGATGTTCCGAGTTCTTATCATGACGCAGCCGCCATCGCGCGATCCCTTAGCGTTGGTATTGCCTTCGATTGTCTGAAAATTGCCAGCTTTTGTCGGTGCTGAAATAGCAATGCCGCAATGGCTCGTAGAGTGCAATGAGAAAATGCCGATTGCCTCGCCTGTGTGGCTCCTGCGCGTCTTTGTGCTGCGATCCTGAGTGAGACTCCATTCGTCGAAGCCGTAAGCCGCTGCGGTCTTTGGACGCGCAAATGTCAGTTTGCTTCCATGTTCCTTTTCCCATCGTGCCATTGCCTCGCGAACTACGAAGCAAATAAACGCTGCGCACCATGGCCAGCCAGTGCCATCGAGTGACGTTGCCGCTTGGTATTGTTGCACGCGTTTGCCCGTGTTACTGTAGCCGATTTCCTTCGTGCCGATTTCCTCGGTGGCAACCTCCCTGATTTGTTCGCTGAGCGTTTTCATGGTATTTTTTTGTTATGTGAAACCATTGGTATTGCGATGTTTTCTTGATGTTGGCGAAACGGATTTCGTTGACATGCTCATAATGACTTTGAATGCACGCTCTTATCCTTCTTCCAGTAGTCCTCCCCGAAACTCATCACCGCCTGATAGTATGGCTCCGAGAGCGGAAAGCGATCCTTGCGCATGATCGAGCGGAAAATGCTGTTGACTTGGCAGAACGTGAAGCGGAAATGCTTCGTTGCCGAGAACTGAAACAGAACGTCATGCACCAGCGATGCGTGGACGTTGCTGGCTGTGTCGGGAGTCCCGATCCACACTCCAAGAACCTTTCGCTTCGGACTGCATCCATTCCAAGCGTAACCTTGTGAGATATACAAGATGCCTTCTTCGATCGTTGCCCAGACTCTGCCGCTGCTATCGCAGAATGCGGCGTTGCGGTGAAAAAACGGGAGCGGTGTCGCGATGATTCGCTTCGTCACAAAGCGGTAAACTTTGCTGCCATTGGTTTTCTCGTAGTCTGTGCCTAAGTGTATCATTTTTTGTTCACCGCCTCGGTGAGTTTGTCGAGAGCGGTTGAGAGTTTCTCACGCGATTGAGCAGACATTGCCGCCGCTTCGACTTCGCGGTCGTGCATCGCGTCAAGTCGCTTCTGCCGCTCGTCACGCTCTGCCCTGAGTGCGCGGACTGCCAAGACCAGAAAGACCAAGCAAAGCCCAGTGCCGCCTCGTTCTAGCCAAACGTCAAGACCGTCTGGCATGACCTGAGCAAGAGAGATGCCGCCGAACTGTGAGACGATGGCAGCGAGGGAAAAGCCCATGATTTTGGCTTCGAGTTCGATCATACTTCGGGTTCTGGTTCGATGATTTGCTCGTCAACAATTACCACGGGAGCGGTATAGGAAAACGCTTTGCCATCGTTGGTGTATCCTGTGGGCATAGCGATAGGCACACGCAAGGCATGACCTGCATCGGAGAGCCATTGGTTCACGGTTGTCGCCATAAGGTAGTGCTTCACGTTGCGCTGGTTCGCAAGCGCATAGTCTGCATTCAGGTCGGCAACAATCGCTTCAGGTGTGCGACCGACGAAGCCTAGCAGCTCATTGACCTCTGGCTTCAAGTTCCAGAAACGGTCGTATGATTCCGTTAAGACCGTGGCAAGATGCACGATGCCTTTGAGCGTTTGTTGCTCGATGGCAGAGTTTTGATAATTGATCGGGAGTGGTGTTAGGAGTGACATAAATTTTAAGTTTGAGCGTAAAACATTGCATCGTAAAGCGCGGCAGCAAGTGGTAATGTGCCGCTCGCGGAATTTGCAACATGCACCTCAATAAATGATTGTGCAGAAGTCCCTGTTGTAGTAGGGCCTCCAGTGGTTGTTATGGTGGATAATGTTCTTGATCCATTTACTCCAAGACTAGCGGTAATGGTTCCACTTCCGTTGCTCATCACTGATAAAAAAATTCGAATTCGTAATATGTCTGTGCCTAAGCCCGTATTCGACCATGCGCTGTATGTTATTGATGTTCCGTTATGTCCGTAAACTCTCCAATCATGCGAGCTTCCACGCGCTTTGATTTCAACGCCAAATCCTCGATACGCAACAGCGTCAACTCCATCAGCAACTGGGGTGTTATCTGATCCGAATCGCAATCTGAAAATGTTCAAATTGTCAGTAGCGGCAGAATTAGCGATCCACAAAACAATGGAAACCCCCAGCTTTGAAGCAAAGTTGATGCCAGCACCTGATAAAGACGGAACGGTTGTAAGACCTCTGCCGATTTGCGCTCTAGCCCATCCGCTATTGGCAGTCCCAGAGCTTAATCCTGCCCATCGGTCACCTGCTGATTGCGTTGCGCTGGACGACCCAGTGCCGCTATTTGCAAAAGCTGGAGTTGCTGACACGCGAAAAACACTTCCGAGGTTATAAAAAGGCTCTAGCGCAACATCATCTCTTGTCATGAGAGATGTAGCCGCTGGCGTTCCCGTGCCTGCCGATGTTGGGCGGGTTGTCCCTGTAAATGCTGCCGTTCCATCGATTGACGGACTCGTCAAAGTCGCGCCCTCCGCTCGGACAAAGCCGCCGCCTGTGCCGTTCTCATCGGTGAGTGCCGATGCTAGGTTTGCGCTAGTTGGGAACTCAAGGAAGTTTGCTACGTTTGCCGCTGGTGTCGTCGTGGCTAGTGTTGTAAGCCCCAAAGCCGTGCGATGCGCTGCCGCTGCCCCTGTGCCGTAGATGTAGGAGGTGGTGTTAAAGGTTGTAGCCCCGCTGATCGTCCCTGCTGTCAGCTTGTCGGGCTCGCCGTTTGCTGCGGAGGTTAGTGCAAATGTTCCGCTTGCGTCTGGTATCGTGCATTGCCCGCCATTGCCCAATGGTTCTTTGATGCTGAATTGCTTAGTTCCAAAAAGCCAAGATATGGGAGTATCAGAAACTATGAAGCTTGCATAATTGTCGCCATCAAATGACTGGAAAGCTCCTTGAGAATAGAAATTTACCGCGTTGATCGCACCTTCGCCATCATACAAAGCCGCAACCTCTTCGTATAGTTCTGTTGTCTCGTTATACACTGGCACGGTGCTAGCGTCTGTGATATCTGCGCTTGCGATTTGAATCGCATCTTTCAATGCTTGCGCTGAGCCTTCCGCAAAAGTATATGTCAACGTATCGAATACAACTTCATCCAAAATGTTGCAAATTCCAACGGCTAAAGTATCAAGCATTATTTGACCCGTGCCATCGCTTGTCGTTGCGCTGGTTACGGAGTTCGGGCCAGCAGGGCCAGTTGCTCCAGTGTTACCTGTCGCGCCTGTGTCGCCTTTCGGTCCGATGTTCATCACGATGAGATCCGGCTCGGTATTGCTACCGACCTGCACTTGATCTGGTCCGCTGAAAACGCGCACTTCTACTTTGTCAAAGCTCATAAATTCGGGGTGTATTTTGGTCTGATTTTCTGCGTCCACTGATGGATCACGACCGGCACCGTGCTAGTCGAGATTTGCACGTCTGCGCCGTAAATTCCTGCCGGTATTTCAGAGGTCGAAACGTTGATGAGAATCACTCCGTTCGCCGGTGTCGGTATCGTTGGAGAAAGGTTGAGAATCACTTCACCATTGACTGATGACCGCATGACTCCCTGGACGGTTTTTCCCGTCAGGTCGTAAGGATCGCCATTGAGCGTAGCGGTAAAACTCATGGAGATGTTTTCCCCTTTATATACTTCGTAAATTGGCAACATGACTTTGACGGGTTATATTTTATTTCTGAGAATTTGCAAGCGTAAAGTTGAAGTCGTTGAGGCGCTTCATCGCCAGCGTGATTTCGAGAGCGCGGTCTTTCCAGCCCGATTTCGGCACATTGCCAAAGGTCAGCACGTCGAACTTCGCGCAGTCCACCGGGTCGAACGTCTGCGGAACTGCTGAGAAAGCGCCGCCGCTCGGATCGAAATCGTGGAGCTTGTGTCGGATGTTCAAACGTTTGATTGATTGCCAGATGAGAACGTCCTCTGGTCCGTGTGGATCGTCCATCGCAGCGAGATCGTCACGCACTCGGCGAGCTGCATCGCGTGTCAGAGAATAGCAGCACCCGAAAGCTTCGCGCCGGTTCATCGTCGATGAGCAGACTCCGCTGCTGATGCCCTGGAAGCGATCAACTCGCTGAATGATCGTGTCACTGTCGACCTTGAAGGCATGTCCCGTGTGAGTGAGCCTCATCGCCTCATACAAGCACTTGGCGATGCCCGCTGCGCACTCGGTGCCGTTGAGATTGCCGCGACGGTTGAAGTCGCTCTGGAAATACAATCCACCTTGTGATTCGACCCATGACCAGACGGTGCGCCCTAGTGGATTTGCGGAGTCATCGATGACGATTGGAAGAAGCCCGACGATTTTCGCCCCTCGGACGCACTCGCGAAGTGGAAGCGAATCTGCTGAGTAGGTGAAAATGCAAGCCGGTATCAACGCCATAAGATTGAGCCTTCGTGAATTTGAATTAGTAAGCCGTTGCCGTCGCTGTATGCAATCGGAACGTATTCGAGATGTGTTGCGTTCGCCGGTAACGAAGTCGCGAAGAACGGACCTGTCACCGCTGTAAAATTCGATCCTGACTTCTCGATCTCAATATAGACGTAACCGAGCTTCGGGAATGCCGGTGAGAGCGTGACAGCCATGTTGAAAGGTTGTGAATCGCCGTATGTAGTCTCACCGTAAGCAGTCGAGGTGAATGTGCCGCTCGGTGAGTCGGGCGAGTAATCCGCTGAGCGTGTCGCAACATCATCCGTGCCGTCGTTGATTTGAGCGGTGCCGTCTGAATTCGTGGTCAGCAGCCATGTCGTGTTCGTCCACTCGCGAAATGCAGTCAGAGCGTATTCGCCATCGAGCGCCGTCCCTCTGGACGTTAGCACATTAGCCGTGCTGGTGCGTCTGACGCCATCGTAGCTGATGTCGAGGGTAAATGCCGTGCCGCCGTTGTAAGTGTCCTCTCCGAACGTTGTAGCGGTAAAGGTGCCGACCGGCGCGAATGTGAATGAGCCTGAGAACGTGGCGATTGCTGTGTTTGTCGGGTCAACGATTTCCGCTGTGCCTGCTCCGAAGTCTGCGATAACTTTGTTGCCGACCGAGTCCGTCCATTCGTCAGTGTCCGTTTGTCCGAACCAGCCGACGGGTGATAGGGTCGCGGTGATCGTGCCAGACGATTTGACGCTGCCCCCGCCGCCTCCGAGGAATATCGGCGCGGCGCTCGTGCTTGTTCGCAAGTCCTCTGTCGCTGTGAGCAATGAGGTCGGCGTGCCTCCCACGATGTAGTGTGTGCTGGTTGCTGCCTTGAGATCCACGACATAGCCGCCATTGCAAAGAATGTTGCCGTTAGAATCGACTGTGCATTGAAATTGTGTCATGGATTGAAAACGATGTTGTCTTGTGAAGTTCTGCGGATTTTGTCGGTGAAGCTGCGGTAGTCGAGACGAGGTGGAGTGCCAAGCGTCAAGTCAGTGGTGCCGTTCTTCAGGTCGAGCGTTTCCTCTGCGACCATGGCACCCATGCTGGCAAGCTCGGATCGTGTGTTTGCAAGATTGACTTTGCAGCCTCGATAGCGTGTGCCGCCTGCTGTCTCCTCGGTGATCCGCACCGTGCCTTCATAGGGGATGAAATTCATGGTCGTGAGCAAGTTTGCCGCGAGGTTCGCCGGTGGTGAGATGAAAGAGTAATCGGCTGGTGCAAACACTTTCGCGCCGAGAATTCGATACGGAAAGCCTGATCTTGTAGCTGGTCCAGTTGCCGTCGTGTATGTCGCCGCCTTTGTCGTGCCGTTGTAACCCGTGATCGTGGCGATATACCAAACATCGTTCACCCCGTCTGGTCCGCCTGTTCCGGGCTTCTGCATGTAGGCGATTCTCATGCCTGTATAAAATCCGTCAATCGAGCTTGCTGTCGTTGCGAGGATCAAGACGCCTGAACCAGTGCCAGTGCGCGTCGTGCCATACATGTGCGGCAGCGTCGAGCTGCTGGTCGTGTAACCTTGCACGGTGTATTCGCCACCGACTAAAATGTAGTGGAAATCGCCATCCCAGAATGAATCTCTCTGCGTTCCTGACAGTGACGCGATCCATGGAGGTAATCCTTCGTTCGATACATAACCAGTTCCGAGATTGTAGATTGTGTCCTTCCATTCGTAAATCCATTGCCCAGATATGACGATAGGTTTGAGATTGTGTGCCGTAATTGCCCACTCTGGCAAGTTGTCGGAAAGGATCAACTGAGATCCAAGAGTCGCAGGCTGCCCTGTGTCATCAGTAACCGACGCCGCCGGTTGAGTGTATTGCACAGATCGAGTTCCGCTGAATGAACCAGTGGAAGGACTTCTTCCGGATGAATAGCCGCTGTATTGCCGCTGCCCTTGCTGAATGCTGATGCCGGTGAAACGTAGCCCGTTGGCGACCGCTCCAGCAAATTCTGATGATGACAAAACGAAGTCCTCGAACTGCGTGGAAAGTGGGAAGCCAGTGAGCGTAGCGGAATCGAAATACTCGCTCGGCAGGAAGGTATCAAGTTCTGGACCGCTGATGGTGAGAACTTGAACCTTGCCCGTTGCTGCCGTGCCTGATGATTGAGTCTGGTAGCTGGTCAGTCCGTTGGTGTCTCGCGTGACGTAGGGGAGAACCACCTGCGAGACTTGCAGTTCGATCATCGGATTTACTTCGAAATCCTCCACCGGCGAGGTGCCGATAATCAGCGTCTGCGTGGTCGCTGCTGCCCGCCTGACGACGTTGAATGTCGGCGTGGTGTTCGTATAGTCGAAATACGTCATCGTGTCAGGAACGAGCCTTACAAGCTCACTAATGACCTGCGCACAAGTTGACTGGTTGAGCGTTACGCGTGGAATGTCGAAATATGTTCCGACCGTGCTGCCGCCTGTGATGTTTGCCATCGGCACGCCAAGTGAAACGCTCGTATCAATCGCAGTCTGAATCGCCGTGGTGAGATTCGTCCCGCTGGTCGCATTGCCGAAAACTCCAGTGATCCGATTTGCACTTGCTCCGGCTCCATCAGTCTGGCTCGTCACATAGTTGATGCGTTCCATGAACCACCACGCATTACTGATCGTGACCGTGATCGAGTTGTTCGATGTGGTTCGCACGTTCGTAACGTAGCCGGTGAAGAACCGCGAGCCATTGCGGAAAAGATCGACTCTCTGCGCGTAGGTGGGAATCGTGTAGCTGACCACGTTCTCTGGTGAGATGTTCAGCACAAGCTCATCGACTCCGACGCTGCGAAACGTGAGCGATGCGTTTTCTACCGCACGCTCTGCCAGCGTCTTGGAGGTTGTGTCCCAAGCTTTTGCTGCTTCTCCTGTTATGGTCCAAACTGGCATTATTTTGTTGGGATGTTGCTGATCTTTTCTTTTAGCCCTTTGATTTGATTCGACATTTGCTGCATTTTCACTCCAATCGTATCATTGAGCGTCAAAAGCTCACGAAGCGTTGTCAGATTGCCTTCTTGCCCAGTCTTGAGCGAACTCATGAGGGTTCTGAGATTGCCAGAAATGAGCTTCTGGTCTTGTGCGGTGATGATACCATCGCTTGCTGCTCCTAGTGCTTCTGCCTTCGCCTGCTGTTGGAGAGGTGTCACTGCATCGAATTCACTGATGACTTTGACGATTTCAGCCGCGCCCTTGGTGATGAGTTCTGTCGTCGCACCGAGTTCCTGCGCTTTCGTCGTTAGGTTGAATTTCTCGTTGATCTTTGCAATCTGTGAAGCTGAATCATCAACTAGATTTTGCAGCGATGATGCTGAAACAATCGCTTGATTTGTGATCTCTGCGAGTCTTTCAGGAGCTTTGTTGATGATATTGTAAATGCCGCCGATTTCTTTTTTCAGCGCATCCATCTCCGCTGTTAAAGCGTTCGTTTTGCCAGATGTCTCATCTTGTCCGAGCGTTCCAGCATCTCGACTTTGAGCGTCCATTCTACGGCTGAAATTCAAAGATGACATGAGTTCTTGCTGCCTTTTTTCAAGTTCAGCAAGTCGCTTTTGTGCCTGATCGGTCTGACCTTGGACTTCTTGATATTGATCTGAATACTGCTTGTAACGCTCTCGCGCGACTGTCACTTGATTCTCAATGTCTTGTATCTGTGCCGCCTTTTGTGCTTCTGCCTCTGATTTTCTGATTGCTGCCAGTTGCTTTTCAGCGTTCACAGTCTGCCCTATGGTCTGAAGATATTTTACAGCCGCCACTTCCAGAGCTGATTGTGAGGCGATGATGGACGAGTCAGCTTCTTGACGGTCTAAACGTGCTTCTAGCAAGTCCACTTCTACTTCACGCAATGACTGCGCAATGTTTGTTTGATTTTGCAACTGCGCGTTGAAGTCCTCGATTGATTTCTTCGCCTGATCGTCAAACGCTTCTTTGAGCTTGTCGCTCATGTCCTCCATCGCCTCGCCTGTCACTGCGGAAGCGACAGCCATGTCGTAGAACACTTTTGCCGCAACTGCACCGACACCGATGAGAGCGCCAACAATGGCTCCCTGTGGACCAAAGATGCTGGCAATCTGCGTGCCTTGCTGTGCCAAGATCGTGACTGCGTTCGTTCCCATCTGCGCCTGCACCGCAATGTCCTGAGCCTGTAATCCAACTTGCCCAGCCATCTGACTGCGCCTACTTGCTGATTTTGCTGTAGCTTGTTCTACTTGCGCTTGAGCTTTTTGTTCCGCTTTGACTCGCTTCGCTGCTTCCGCTTCTGTCGCTGCGGTCTTTCGTTGTTCCTCCCGAACTGCTGCATCAGCAGCTTTTTGTGCTGCTTGCTCGGCTTTTAGTGCCGCTCTTTCTTCTGCAGAGATTCTTTTCTTACTGGATTTTTCTGCCTCCTCGCCTACTTTTTTTAGACCATCTTCCGTCTGCTTCGCGCCTGTCCCGCTCGCAGTTGTGTTGATCTTAATATCGACGTTCTTCGCTGCCATGGCTTAGTATTTACCGAGTAGTGTTACGTTTTGCAAGATCGAAACTCCGTTCTGCGCGAGATTGACCACGCATGAGACGCTGCTGAGCGTTTTCGAGTTCGAGATTGTCGGAGCGACTCCAGAGGCTGTCGTTCCGCTTGTTGCCCCGGTGATGTTCGGCGATTGTGTGCCGTTCGTCGTGACCAGAGCAAGCGTAGCGTCATTGGCTTCTGCCTGCCGCTTCGTGATGATGACATTCGCGCCTGAGCTGGTGATGATATAGCGGAAGGCGATGCTTGAATTCGCGTTGAGCGATGTCGCAATCTTCGCCGCGTATTGTGTCGGCGTGTCACCTGATAGCACCGCGGTCGTTCCGCTTGCTGTCACGTCCACGCTGGTAAATGACCAGTTGATGTTGCCAGCTCCTGTCGTTGTGCCGACACAAGTGAGTGTTTCAGATTGCACTGTGCCTGCTGCTGTCAGCCTGCCAATCGTAGCCGTCTGGCTCGCCTGTGAGAGCAAGCCTTGAGGCATGTTGAGCAAGTAGTTCTCGGCGTCGGTTAGTGACGTGAATGTCAGCACGCTGTCAAAACTGACAGTCGTGCTAGATCCACCACGGAAGAACTGATCGAACTGGTCAGCCTCGATGTATTGCACCTGCTGAAAGTTCGGCTCAGCCGAGATTTGGAAGTTGGACGTTTCGCTTCTTTGACCGTCGCCACCGGCGAGGTCGTAAGCAATCGCGCCGCGCTGGAGTCTTACGAACATGGCTTATGCGGTTACTGCTGCGACTGCAAATAAGGTGACTGGTGCTCCGGAGTTGAATTTACGCTTGGCGCTCATGGTGAGCGTGCCGAGTCGGTTGTCACTCGCTGAGAAGTTGCGCTGCAATTCTGTGACTTGTACCTCTGCGCAGTCGAAGTCCAATCCTCCCACTGTGGTGGTTTTGATTTCGAGCAAGCTCACTGCCAAATCCTCACCTGCGCTTAGGTTGTCGAAGAAGGTATCGAAGTCGAGTTGGGCAATGCCTGTCGGAATGCAAGTGATATTGCAGCCTAGATTTCCCATGCTCATGTCCACCGTGCCGATGCCGTCAACGACTACCGGATTAAGCGACAAGTCGAAGCTGATCTCAAAGCCTTCTGCACTCATGAATGGATCAAGTGCTCCAAGTGTCGCGGTGTAAGGTGCGGTGTAGATCAAGGACGGATTGAATCCTGTGCCGATGCTATCGCCGCCTGCGGTCGTGTAGTAGTCCTCGATGTTCTGTGGGTCGCCGTCTTTCTTGAGTAATCCTGTGAACTGCACCGATCCGAATGCTGTCTTGGTCGCACTGCACGAAATAGTCGGCATTTGCGTGATCTGAGCGTTGAGGATCGTGTAGGTTTTATCAGCCGATACGATGACAAGGCTCTTGTCGGTGTTGCCGTAGATGCTGGCACCCATTGCGGTGTTGCCATGCGGGAAGAGAACTGCGAGCGCCTCGATCTCGCCTACCGGCTCAAATTCAACAACGATGGTGAAGTCGGTTTTCGACTTGCTCACGACTCCGTAAGCATCGGTTTCTTTATCGAATGTCGAGTTAGTCGTGGTCAGCACAACTCCAGCTTTGGAGTAGAAGGTCTGCGTGTCATAGGTGACTTTGCAAGGACCGCGAACGATGGTGGTTCTGTCGAATGTTGGCATGAGGTATTAGCGTGTTGGAGTTGTATTTTGTAGCCCCACTGGGCAGTTGAAAGTGATGATTTGTTGAAGCATTGGAGGCGTCGCGTCCTCCTGCATGGAAGCGAATGTGAGAATGCCGCCGGTTAGTGAATCGCCGTTTGAATCGAGCGGTTTGTGATGGTGAAGAATGCGTGAAACAGCCTCACCGATCTCCGTTGCGCTTGGCTTCGACATGTTGCCAGCCTGCTGTCTCCATACGCTCGGGATCTCCGAGCAAGTGACGGAGAACGTCGCCGAATCCATGTATGGTCCGGGTGTGTCGGGTGACGATGCTTCGCTTTGTGAAAAGTTGACCATGACGAAGGCGCCTGCCTTGCTCATTGCGTTCTCGATCTCACGGTCGATGTCCTTGTGGTCTTGAACCAGCACGGGAATAATCGGCACGGTGCGGAAATACGCATGATCTTTCAGCGTCTTTGCCATGCTTTCGACTATCTGACGAATGAGGCTCATGGTGATTCTGAGAAGTTCATGACAGCAGCGCCGCCATAGCGAAAAGAACTGCCAGTTGTAGAAGCGAATGATTCGGCTCCGGTGTCATCGGAGTCTGCGTTATTGTTTGCAAGGTCATCGAAGTAGCTGTTTGCTTCCTCGACCGATCTGCGGCGATCCTCACCGTTGAATTCAGCGAGAGATGGATATGAGTCCGTCAGTTCTTGACGGCAGAGATTGTAGGCGTGTCGGCGCGCGCCTGGTGGCACATACAAGCCGGTGTTGACGACCGGTGGTAGTCCACGCTTGCGCCTGCCAGAGTTGACGCGTGAAGCAATGTCTTGTGCTACGCTCGTTAGGATCTCATGCGCTTTATCCTCTGAGGTTGGACATTCAGCAAGTAAACGATTCAACTCCTCGGTTGAGAGTCTGTCACGAAGTGCGGAGTATGTAAGAGCGAGCCAAGCCATGATGTTATGAGTTTCAAGAATTTAGGGCGACGGAGGAAACTACCAACTCCGTCGCCCTTTGCACACAAGTTCCAACGGATTAGAACAAAAGCTTGGCGACCATGTTGCCAGTAACAGTGCCAGCCGAGGCGGTCATCGTCTGAGCGATGCGCACATAGCGGCGGGTGTTAGCTGGAACGCGGAAGCGAACCTCTTTGGCAACGATGCCGGAGCCAGTAGCGGTCTGAGTCGTGCTGATCGCTGGATCAACGGCTGCCCATGAAGAACCGTCGGCGCTGTCTTGCAGTGCGTAGGTCACGACTTTGGTGTCGGCGATGCCAGCAGCGGTCGGAGCGGAAAGTGAGAAAACCACTTTCTCGATGTCGCCGCCGACTACTTGCTCAAGGTCAAATGCTGCGGTGTTAGCACCTGCCTGCGCGATGGCAACAGTAGAGGTGTAATTCTTGTCTTGAAGGTTACGATTGAATTCGAAGCTCATGATTTGATATGGTTAGAATTAGCTGAGGGTTTCGGTGTCAACGATCGAGTCGGTGATGATGATCGGAATGCCGAAGGATTCCGTTGGCACGCCGGGAAGGATGCCGGTGAAAGCTTCCTGCTTCGACGATGGGGTTGTATTCCGGCTGACTTGGAGCTGGAACGCGGAACGGCGTGACATGAGCAAGTGGCTCGGACGCTCACCAACTGGGAACTTGCTGATAAGCTCAGCAATCTTGGCGTCGGTGCAGCCTTTGCCGTTGTCTGCGGTGAGCTTTTTCAAACGACCGATTGCGTTCTTGTTCACGCACTGGAAGCCCACCCAAGCGGTGAGGTCAGCGATGAATGCAGCGTAGCGCTTAGCGTCGGCGTCAACTGCATCACCTTCGCGGAATGGCGAGAGGTCGAATGTTGTGCCGTTGCCGTAAACGTATTGGACGCCGGTGTTGCCAGCCTTGATGGCGTAAACCGAGGAACCAGTTGCGGAGGTTGTGCCGCCTGCGTCAACAACGATGTCGCTGCCGAGAGCAGTTACCAAAGTTTGCAGACCGGCGAAGCCTTTCGAGCTTGCGTTGTCACCATAGATGGTTTGAGTTCCAACTGTGGACAGAGCAGCGCGCATGACGCCCATGGCTTCGATTGCTTGCAGAGCCTCGGCACCGTCTTCGTAACCGCGAGCGACAGCCTTATCGACTTCGATGCGAGCGGAGAGAATGAAGCACTCAACGAGACGCTCGGTGAAGTTCGATTTAGTCGCATCCGTGCCTTCGTTGGCTTGACGGAATGCAACGCTCGGACGACTGTTACGGGTCACTGTCTTGTAGGACGTGCCGCGGATCGTGCGAGCTGGGATGATTGTCACCTCAGGAGATGCGGTGGCTACTTCCTCAATCAGACCGACGATGGGATCATGTCCGTTGAGCTTGGCAAGGTCTAACAGAGTTAGGTTGTTTGGCATAATGTTGTTTGTTTAGTGAGATTGGTTTTGAGCTTTGAAGGATGCTTCGACGAGTGCGAGTCCTTTGAGTTCGGTTTGTTTGGTGCCTTCGTCAGCTTTACCTGCGAGAACGGTTTCGCCGTTCACTGGCTTCGATGGGATGGCGTTGAGAATTTCCACAGAGTTCTTGTCGGCTTTGATTTGAGCCTTCCAGAATGACTTGGCTTTTTCATCTTGCGGAGCAATGCGACCAGCTTTGACAGCCTCGTCGATGACCGAGTCAGCAGCTTTGTCCTCGATCTCAGCAAGTGATGCTTTGAGCGTTTCCACTTCGCTGGCGAGAGCGTCACGCGATGCCGTGACTGTCTCCAGTTCGTTGGCGTGGTTCGCAGCAGCTTGCACTGCGTCGGCTTCCTTCGTCATGTAGCCAGCCTCGATCTCAGCGATCTTGTTTTTCATGGCTTCGATTTCGAGCTTGGCAATTTCCATTGCTTTCTCCGGGTCAACATCCTCGGCAACAAGACCGAGTTCGATTAGTGGTTTGATGTCCATATTGGTTTCGTTGTATGATGCAGCGATTTTTTCCATCGCCTCGAATGCTGGCTCGTTAACGAGCGAACCGATCTCGCCATGTGTCGGCAGACCTGCTGGTGTGCCGTTGGCGAGTAGAAAGTTTGGCGAGAAGTAGGAGTAGTCCTTGCCTTCGACGGCGCTCTTGCCTGCCTGCGTCCACTCGATTTCGAGAACCAGACCGACGCCTGATTGGTATCGGAATTCCTTTGGGATGAATGATGCAGGACCGGCTTTGTGATCGAAGCCAGCGAATGGTCGCACGTTGCGAGATTGGCGAGCTTGCAGGTCGCTTGCGAATGCAGCGAGGATCGACTCATCGACCGTCACCTTGCGCTTGGCAGCTTTGCCATTGACGGTAGCATGGATTTCATGCTCGCCTTCAGGGAGATAAACAATGCTCTCAGCCAAAGCTTCCACTTCGGTCTGGAATGATGCACTGATGATTTCGTTCGCCATTTCGAATAGAAGATTACCACCCGATTCTGGCTTGTAATTGCTTTTTTTTAAGTAGCTCCCTCGATCTGTGCGATGATGCTTTCAAGCGCTCCGTTCGCGAATGCGTTGATGTAGGATTGCTCCGGTGGCAGCGCGTTCTTCCATGGCTTCTGAGTGATGGATTTCTTCAGCACGAATACCGGTTTGATACCGGTGGGAGAGTTTTCATCTGCCTGCGCTAGCACACCTTTGACCGCGAATAGCGGGGCGATTGTTCGGCTGTATGTCCGAGCTGTCAGCCCGTGCGCCTCTGGCACAATCGGGATCGTGAGGAACTTTGCACGCCGCGCGGTGATTGTCCCGCCGGTGACTTTGTGCGAGAATCCGATGGCACCTTTGCTGCGCAGTGTCACGCCTGATCCACTCGCGCCCATGATCGACCAACTTCCTGAGACTTTGCGCCACCACTGAGTTTTTTTCCTACCCGGACCATGAGTCGGAAGCGATGGGTTTTCCCATAGCTGCGATCCGTTCATGTTGTAGTATTTTTCGACGACTTCCAGAGCATCCTGCGCGCCGGTGAGAACTGCGACCTTGCGCACCGATGCCGATTGCAAGCGGATCATCGACGCCTTCACTGGATCGAGTCCTGTTGCTGTGATGGTTATCTTCATAGTTCTCGCTCCAATGATTTGACGATTGCCGCGCCGATCTCATTCTCCAGCGATGTTTCAAGCGCTCGTTTGTCGAGCATGAAAAATAACTGTGGTATGCGCTCGATGACTTGCTCGACCTCGATCTGAAATGCGCCTGCGGTCATACGATAGCTTTTGTCGATCAAGTCGGCAAAGATTTGATCCACTGGTGCGAGCCATTGCCCCGCAACTTCACGCATCTGCTCATCCGTCATTTTCGATTTGTTTGAGCTTTGCGTTTGCCCACTCTCTGCCAGCATCACCGCCCCAGCCGTTCCATGCTTGCCAGCCCTTGCCTTTGTCATCCCATGTCTCGCCTTTTTTGTCGATCTCATGGCGAGCGAAGAATGATACCATGCGCTTCACGGTCTCAGCAGATAGCTCAGAACGATTGGAGATGTCCCGTGCGCGTGCGATGCCCACCGCGGTCATGCCGCGCTGCGATGCTGGCTTCTGCCTGCGAATCTCAAGTGCATCTTGTGCTGCCTTCGCCATGTCATCGGTCGGACGCAGGTCAATGTCCGCGCGTGCCGCTTCGGTGATTTCAGGGAGTAACGGAAGCGGATCTTCGACTTCGCCAAATAGTGCCTCGCCTTCTTGCGGTTCAGCAATGCCGAGTTCGTTGTAGATCCATTTGTTCGATACTGGCAGTCCGATGTCCTTCGTCACGATCTTGATGCGCTCGGCGATTGCCTTCTCATCCTTTGGCTTCGGAATGACGATTTCAGCGTAAGGCATGTCCTCGCTGGCGATTCCTGCGCCGTAGTTCATCCGCACGATGGCAGGGATCAACTGTGTTGTCACGACCTGCCCGATCCATGTCGCGACCGCCTGCAAAATGTCGCCGCGGACCGTAGCATGGACGTCGCCAAGCGCTCGGCTTCCGCTGTCACCCACGTCTGTGGTTAATGTCTGCCCAAGCATCAGAATGTCACAAGCTTTGTCTGACTCATTCATCAGCGCGACCTGTGGCAGCGATTCGCCGCCCTTGATGCCGTCCATAATGGAGAACTTAACCCCGGGTCCTGTGACTGCGTAGCCGCTGGTGCCGATGTTTTCGAGCATTTCCTGCGCCTTCATCATTGCCTCATCGCTGCCGTCCGTCTCCGCGTGTCGCCAAGGGATCGAGTAGAGCTGCGCGTATTGCATGAACCAGCCGAGTCCGTAAATTGCACCGAGCCAGAACTTCGTGAGAGCGCGGAGGTTGGCAGAATGGATCGGATGACAGCCGCCTTGCTGCCAGATGGCGATCAGGAACTTGTCAGGTGGGAAGTCGATGAGCGTGTCATAGTTGACGCCGTTCGGTGCCATCATGAGTCTGTCGATCTCGTTCGATGCTGATGGATAGGCGAGATATTTCGCAGGAACTGGAGCGTAGCAGCGCGGTGAGATGATACCGTTCTCAGTGTGCCAGATGATCTCGACCACGCTGATTCCTTTGGCGTATGCGTCGATCAGCGCACGCATCATGCCCTTCGTGTCGAGTTCCCAATGGCTCGGACGCGGTGCATACGATTCAAGCGCTCGTTCGACTGTCTCGTAGATCTGCAATGCCTGCGGTGTTGGCTCCTCGGCACCTTCGCGAATACCTGGCTTGATCTCGATCTGCAATGACGTGACGTTACCGGCGATCTCATTGATGCACTTGCGCAGACGCGACCAAGAATCGACCATCATGCGAAAGAGTCGATCCTGATCTTCCAGCTTGCCGGTGCGCACGTTGCGTAGAATGCTGCGCACTTGCTCTGGCGTCACGTTTGCAAGGTCATAGTCCTGCGTGCGGTAGGAAGCTGGCAAAGGCGCTACGATGCCTTTTCTTTCGTCTGCGGTCATGGTGAGCATCGCAATAGCATGCAATGCAGCCCATGGCAAGCGTAAAATCACAGAGCGTTAAAACCTCGGACCGTTCGACTTGCAAATGTGTTCCGCGATGTGGTAACCGATGCCGCGCCTGTCATGGCTCCGGTGATCCTGCTGCCAAGTGCAATGCAAGCAAGCAATGCGTCGGCTCGGTCTGGTGACTTCATGCTTTTCGCTGCCATCTTTTCCTTAGATTCGACGCGGAGCTTGCCGGTTTCGTTCCACTCGCTTTTCCGCGTGGTGATCTGTGAGAAGGTGGTCGGGTCGAGTTCACCGACGTGAATTCGTCCACGCTCGATCTCGCGACTGGCAACGTGCCAGACCTGCGCGATCAGGTTCGCGTATTCGTCCTTCTCGCTCGCAGGCTTGCCGCCATGGAAGCGATTGATGTGCCAGCCAAGCTCGGCGAACTGGTCACAGAAGCCGGTGCCAAGTCCGTCTGCATCTCCCCAGACTTGACCTGCGCTTAGTCCTTCCGCTTCAAACATTCGTATAAACTCTCGTGCCGCTTGCACTGTGTCCCGCTCCTGCCATGCTTTGACGATGCGTGCATGATTGCCGCGTCGGATTGCCAGAACGTTTTCGTCACGCCCTGCCGCGAAGTCACAGAATGCCACTACCTCACCAAACGGCGCTGGCTTTGGCTGAATGTCCAGTGCGTTGCGCAAAAGGTCAGGAGCTAGCACCAAGCGGTCGAAGTCCTCGGTGAACTCGGCGAGGTGCTTTGAGCGGTAGAGCGGGTGACTTTCTCCATATTTCAGGCGATCCAGTTCGCGCTTCTCAGCGCTGATGTGTGCGCAGTCTGTCGATGGCACGCGGATCGTCTTGTAGAGGCTGGAGTTCTTGTGGAACGAGTCATAGAACTGACCCCGCGGCGCTCCAGGTGATGACACCCAAAG